CTGTAGAAAAAGATATGTGAGATCTCGTGATCTACAAAGCTTGGTTTTGGATTGGTTTCGTCGTCACCAACTATCCGATCATTCCAGTTAACTGGCCCGTAAAGGAAAGAGCCATCTGCCTGGCGTACCAGTTGATGAGGCATGGTTAGCTCATCAAACTCATAAGTGATGCCTGGCTTTGTTGTTTCCTCCCATTGACCAGTACCAAAATCACCACCACCGTCAGTAGTGAACTTCACATACATATCGTCAATATCAATATCTTCTGAATTGACAACCTTTACTACATATCCATTCTTGCTTTGTACTGGCAACCGTGTAGTGTTGCCAATAGTATCTGTCATTGCAAAGATAGATGACTCAGATGAGCCACCACGTGTCTCTACAGTGAAAGCAGAAGTGCTAGTAATATACAAACCAGCACCCACTTGTGTTGCCGTATAAGCAGCATTAGCAGTAACAGAAGTTGCCAAAGCTGAAGCAATATTGTCACTACTTGCTCCAGAACTAGCCGAGGTGTGAGCGAACGTCGTGGGAGTACCACTCTGCGTAAGAATAATTTCATAAGCAGTTGAGTTAGCAGCAATGCTGATTACAATCTGCGCTCTGTGTGTATCCAGGCCACTACTATGGGTAGTGCCTGTTTTCATTGCAACTTGCTTTTTCTTGTTTAGTACAAATGTGTAGTCATTAAGTGTAAGCAGCTCGATGTCATCAGCAGTTGCTCCGCTTAAGTATGCGCCTGCTGTATTAGCTTGTGAATCTGTAATTGCACAAGCGTTAAAGTCCGTGTCGTAGTCAGAACGTTTCGTATCTTCAGTAGTAGTAGCTGTGTTGTACTCCTGCAGTGTTCCATCACCTGAAACACTATTAATCGTTGTGTCGTATGCGTTCTCAGCATCAGTCAGGTTCGTAGCTGTATGGGTAGCAGCAACTGTCAGCAGTGCCTCAAAGATCCTGTAACCCTTTGCAGCGAGCAACGGGTGCTCATTTGTACGTTCAGTACCTAAGGCGTAGTTAGTGGGCAGCGTGGTGGTCTGAGAGGCGATAACAGCGCCATCGTTCTTGACAAGGTATTCACCACCAGCATCTTTAATAATGCCAGACTTGATAGTTTCTTTTACATACCCAGCAGAGTAGTCATACTCAAACTCAAAGAGTCTGGTTGTCGTACTGGTCTGACCAGCAATAGCTTTAGCCAGTGTTGACTCAGATGTGTGTAGATCACCAAGCTCTGTAGCAGTAGTAGCTACAGCAGTGTTTAACTCATCACCTTCTGTCTTTACATCAGCTGGTGTACAGCCACTCTGGACTCCAGTGTTGGAGCCCATGTCAACCATACGTACATCACCATCAATTAAGTCCCAGACTTGAAATCTGTTGTCCTCGTAGCAAGCAATATATTTTTCTGTTGTATCTCTAAGGATTGGAAACCACTTGCCTGTAGTTGGTGCCTTATGCAGCTTCGCAACAAACTTACCTCCCGGACGCTTAAGTAAACCTAGAGCAAAATCTGGAAATGCATTAGTTGCATCTTTAACTTGTCCAGGGCGCTTCCTACTGTCAGGCTGTTGCGAGATGCCAGATAGTAGATTTGGAATTGATTGGGAGAGTGTACTCATTGCCTAGATAACGCTCGATATGGTTGATAGCTGTTGTAGTAATTCTCTCCATCTCTGAAGCCAAAGAATGAGTAATCACCTTGATTGCATTCTTCTTCCAAAACAGCTGCTCTGGTGGTAGCTTCCTGCTCCTGTAGAAGTGCGTTTAATTCTCTGTCACCAACCATCTTGGTCGCACACATGCGTGCTGCTTTTGCAGTGATGTATGCCTGAATAGCTGGAGGTAGATATTGAAAGTCCCAGTACCACAGAATGTCTGCGGTAATGTCTTTGGTAAATGTATCAGTATGGTTCTGCCTGTCATAGACAAAACCATTTCTCAGTACTAGATCGTACTTGTCCCTGTGTGTCTCAACGTTTGAATCAATACCCAGCATGTTGCTAGGTACAGCAATTTTGTTAGTGGATGAATCGGGTGTGAGTACATAGTGACGTTCAGTGTTGAACGACCAACCCTCAAGCTGTACTTGCTTGCTTTGTTCACGCAGTGTATTGACTGCAGTAAACACTTCAGGGTTTTGTAAATCTAGTGTAGTGACAGGTGCCTGTCCCACACTGCTAAGTATTTGATTAACGGCATCCAGTTCGGTGGACGCAGCATTTGTAGGAAACGGCATATCTGTCAAAGAATAAAAAAAAGGGACTCCGAAGAGTCCCCATTGGTTGATATAAAAGAGATATCAGAATGCAGCAGGTGCAGTGCCAGTACCGGCGTACAGCTCAACACAAGCAGCAGGGTTCACATAGTCAGCACCCATGGCCAGGCGGCCAAGGATCACGTCACCCTGGTAGATCACAGAAACGTCACCGCTGGTGACTTGGACCTGGGGAGCGATAGCTTCAACGCAACCAGCAGCTTCGCGCTGGAAGATCAGACCGCAGCTGTTGGCAAAGTTAGAGGCTTGGCCATACTCGTTCTCGATGCCAGTAACAGAGTTACGGCCATCTTCGATGTCCACATCTACGAAGCTACCGGTGTTGCCGGGATTAACAGTTGCAGGGTCAGTAGCGGCAGTCGGGCTGCCTGGTGCGTACTTGGTGCCGTACTTGCTGAAGAACGGTACGTTCATCGACTTGTAGATCTTGATACCAGCGATCTCCACAACACCTTCACCGCTTTGCAGCGAGGTGCCTTGGACATCACGGTTGATCAGACCGTTAGAAGATGCACCCTTGATCAATTCATAATACTGACGAGGGTTAAGGACAGCCACACGGCCATCGTTACTTACACCCTTTTCGTCTAAAGCAGCAGCCGCGTCATAGAACGCAGTCACCAGCTTTTCATCATCAAGAGCATCGTCAGCGTCAGCAGCAGTGCCAACACGAATTTGGGTACCACCCGGCTCTACGAAGTTAGTCATAGAGACAGGCGAAGCCTGACGTGCACCACGAGAGATAGCACGGAAGATCAGACGGTCATACTTTTCAGCAAGTGCATAACCGATCTTGCGGGATACCTCAGACCTCAGGTCGTAATGAGAAAGTACCTCATCTAATTCGTACAAAAATGCACTGGAGATTAGGAGCTGATCGCAGGTGATCGTCTTCTCAGCCACCGGGGGTGCCTTGTCATCATTACCCAAGATGGAATTTCCAGGTGTATGGAATTCCGCAGATGTGCGACCCGTGTAGATGAACTGCAATGACTTGCCGTTCTTCAAGGTACGCTTCATAATAAGGTCACGAGCGATTGTATTGCGCTGGAAACCTTTAAACATCTCACCGCTAAACAGCTTGAGATATAACGCTCGGACATCACCCGAGCCGTTAGCTTGGCCTGGCCGTGTAAGATCGGCCAATGGCTCGTTACTATTTTGTTGTGCCATTAGTAGAGAATAAAAATGTTGTTTACTCTCTGAACGTTCAGAATTTTTTGAAAATTTTTTGTGGTCTATCCCACCGTCTAGACGGCGAAGGGTGTCCTCGTAAGGGCCAACGCCAATAAGCAGGGGAGGAATTGCACCTCCCCGTTAGGTCTACCTACTTGTTATTTTTTAAAAGGTAAGCAACGCCGCGATACTTCAGCTTGGCTGCCTTGACAGCAGCAGACTGCTCTTTGACGCGAGCTTGCAGTTCAACATTAGGCATGATGAATCTCCATGAAGTACCACACCCCCGTTCCATGGTGTGAGTGTTATGCGTCCTGCTGGTATGTCTCTTCCAGAACACACTTGTACAGCATGTTCTTCAAATACAGAAGAGCTTGCTGCTCAAATGCATCACCACCGGACCAATGCTTGTGATGTAGATCTACTGATTTATAGATTAACTTAAGAGCTTCTGGTGGTAGTTCTAATTGATAGACATTTTCCATAAGGATGAACGTACGTTACTTAGAATTTGTACTTAAGACCAGCTTTAGTGCCAACACCGAGGCCTTCCAGCTCCAGACCTTCTTTGGTTGCAGCAGAGACTTCACCGTATGCACTAAGGCGCTTAGTGACTTTAAACTTCATACCGGTTTTGCCAGAGGCAGCACCGACTTGTTCAGCATCATCAGGAAAACGAATTTGAGGACCGCCTTGGATATACCAAGAGGCAGAGTCACCAAGCTTGTTTTCATAACCCACGTGAGTATCAAGAGTAGCCGATTTGTAGTTTTCACCAGACCATTTCTGCTTTGCTTCAAGATTCACATAAGGACCAGCGATAGCAGGAGCAGCAAAACAAGACACCGCGAGGGTGGAAAGAGCGATTTTGTTAAACATGTGATTAAGTAGTTTGTATAATTAGCCGATTGCAGGTGCAGTCAGTGCGACAGGTGCGCTTTCTGCTGCAGCCAAATCGAGTGGAAAGTTGTGAGCATTACGCTCGTGCATGACTTCCATACCGAGACCAGCACGGTTCAGAATGTCAGCCCAGGTGTTAATGACTCTGCCATCAGACGCCTGAATAGATTGATTAAAGTTAAAGCCGTTCAAGTTGAACGCCATGGTGCTTACGCCGAGTGCAGTGAACCAGATACCCACCACAGGCCAAGCAGCCAAGAAAAAGTGAAGGCTACGTGAGTTATTAAAAGATGCATATTGAAAGATGAGTCGTCCGAAGTAACCATGTGCGGCTACGATGTTGTATGTCTCTTCCTCTTGCCCAAACTTATAACCTTGGTTTTGAGATACATCCTCAGTAGTTTCACGTACCAGCGAAGACGTGACGAGAGAGCCGTGCATCGCAGAAAAAAGAGAGCCACCAAATACACCAGCCACACCAAGCATGTGGAATGGGTGCATAAGGATGTTGTGCTCTGCTTGGAAGACGAGCATGTAGTTGAAGGTACCGGAAATACCCAGTGGCATGCCATCGCTGAATGATCCTTGTCCAAATGGATATACAAGGAACACGGCGGCAGCAGCCGCAACCGGTGCAGAATATGCGACAAATATCCAAGGCCTCATGCCTAATCGATAACTAAGTTCCCATTCGCGTCCCATGTAAGCGAAGACACCAATGAGAAAGTGGAATACGACGAGCTGATAGGGTCCGCCGTTGTAGAGCCATTCGTCGATACTGGCTGCTTCCCAGATGGGATAGAGATGTAGTCCGATTGCGTTGGAGCTGGGTACGACTGCTCCAGAGATGATGTTGTTTCCATAGAGTAGAGACCCTGCAACGGGTTCACGGATACCGTCAATATCGACGGGAGGTGCTGCAATGAATGCAACGATGAATGCGGTTGTAGCTGCCAGTAGACAAGGAATCATGAGGACACCGAAGTGTCCTACATAAAGCCGGTTCTCAGTGCTGCTAACCCACTCAACATATTTGTCCCAAATAGACTTGGGACGTTGTAGTGCGATAGTAGCTGCCATTTAATTAATTCATTTTTAGTTTGTTTTTCTTTGCCGTCTTTGCAGAGCGGCGGAAGTTAGCTGCAGTGGGAGCACCCTTACTGCCAGCCTTCCTCATTTTCTCTCCACTGCCTTGTGCAATACGCTTGCGCTTGGCGTGGATGTTTGCGTAAAGACCACGTTTAGCCATTACTTTTTGGCTCCTTTCTTTTTAGGCGGGCGGCCTTTTTGTGATCCGTAAGTTCCTTTACCTTGTGGCATTACCAGACTCCAGGGATAAGTTGACCAGTCATGGCATACGCTCCAAGCGCAGCCATCACGCCGAGCATGGCAAGCCTGCCATTAAGACGCTCGGCGCGTTCGTTATGAGGAATAGAGTTTTCGTCGATGTACATACGTGGTTCCGTTGGCCAGATTTGAG